ATCAGTATCTGTTAGGTAATTGTTCACTCTATAACCTTGAGGAATCATACCCATAGATTTGATTGCATTGACATCATTGTCAGCAGTTCCAACTCTACCTTGAGATTTCATCAATCTCTCAGCAGTGAACTGATTAGCAGAAGGGACAATCATCTTCACACCTTTAGCAGCAATTTTTAAACCTCTTTCATCAGTTAGCGCAGCAATATCAATTAATGCTTGCTCCAATGAAGTTTCGTTTAAGTCTGCTTGAGTTGTTAGCGTGTTCTTGAAAGAGCCCGCTAATGTAGTGTGTGATGTATTAAACAAAGAAACTGCGTCGCCTGAATCAAAATTATCTATGCTTGGTAGACCTTGATTCAAAGGATATGCACCTTTCACTTGTTTAGTGTTTGCCATCGATCTTGCTAGTGCTTTTGTGTATCTTGAAGCAAGTTTGTCATACAGGTTGTCTTCAATAGCTTCCTCAGTGATAGCAAAAGCGAGAGCAATTGTCTCGTTCGTGTATCTTGCTGTGAAAGTTTCTTGTGCATCGTCATAAGTTACCCCTTGTCCTTCTGGTTTAACTGATGCGTTTGCAAAACCTGACAACATAACTTCTTCTTCAAAAGCTCTGTCAGATGATTCAGTCGTATATATTTCAGACGACTGATTTTCGTATTGTTTGTACTCCAGGCCGAATAGTGCATTCAAACCTGGCTCTAGTTCTTTAACTAGCTGATTACGTGATATTGCCATGTTGCTATGCTCCTATTAAGTTAACACAACACCGGAATAGAAGATTGATTCATTCAATCTTACTATCCAGTTTGCGTTTGCTGAACTTTTATCATTGTTACTTGGATCTTCTGAGCCACGGATTAGTCTCCATTGCGCAGTTGCTCCACTACCTGTAACAGATGCTGCAAGTTCCATTTTGGAGTGACCATTGATAGTAGACCCTGCAACATAAGTATTTGAATCAATCAAATTACCCATACTTGCTTGAGTTAAACTACCAGAGGCTTGAACCTCATATAATTGTTGAGGATTGTCGTAACAATACGCGTCTATTGTCCCAGTCGTGATGTTAACCGCGCCGGGATAGTAGTTTTTCCATGTTGGTTTAGCAGTGGTTGGATCGATATAGAAACAGCCATTGAAAACACCAAAGTTCAAAATATTTTCAGTCGCAAGGGAACAGGAAACATATCCTACCCCTACGTTGACACTACCTGCATCAGGTTGGTCGGAGTTGTATCCGCCCATCATCATCAGGTCGCCTTGAAAAATCGCTGTTGTTGAATTATCAGCGATTTGATATTTTGAAGTACCTTGTGTTTCATAGCTAGATCCCATTCCACCAATTGCTCTAAAGCCAAATGGAGCGTCTTGATTTGCCATGTTTGGTTCTCCTTATGTGACCTGTCCCGTTAAGGACCTCCAGTCACGGTTTATATAAATTTCGTTGGTTGAATGTTAAAAAATTAACGTTTTCTCCCACCGAAGGTTGTGCGAGTCTGTCGATCAATTTCGATCGGCATGCTCTTATGCTGTTCCTTCATTAAATCGTTATCTACTGCTTCAATCTGTTCAGACGATAATCTTTTAAAATAGTCTGCACGTTGTCGCGCGATTTCTTCAGGTACCCTTGTTAGCACAAGGCCTCCGTGCCCGATAATCCCTTTATACTTGCCATCCGGCATTGTCGCGTAGTCATCTTCTGGATATTCGTCGGCTCTTACTAATTCATATCCGGACCTTAAGCGTCCTTGTATGTTTTTCGTGTCGACGTACCCCAAGATTTCTACCCGGACCCATCTGTGTCTGAATCCCGCTGGCGCGTTGGGCGTATCTAAGTACGATGGTGGAGTCCAAACTTTTTTACGTAATGTTTTCTCTCTAGTTTGGCTCGCACGGGAAGTTTTATTTTCTTCTTTTTTCATATGCTATTCTCCCTCCGTGAGTCTTAATTGTCTTGCATACTCTTCTAGTGGCACACGCAATTTTTTAGCGATTGCTACCTGTGAGGATGTGAGTTTCACAGTTTTGCGACTAGTCTTTGTACTACGCGTTGCAGAAGCAACGTTTTGTGTAGGTTTACTAATCTGTTGTTCTACCTTACCAAATTTCTGAGGGAACTCAAGCTTTATTCTTTTATCAATTTCCTCATAGTAAGAATCTGACTTTGGATCATATCCTTCCTCTTCAGTAAGCTTCCTGTGTAGATCAAAAGCTGTGTAGGTCATGGCATTATCTTTGCCAAACCAATCATTTTTTTCCGCCCAATCCTCTGCTTTTGGATCTGGTGGCGGGGTTTGTTGAGTTGGATATTGAACTGCAGGTCCTTGTTTTCTTGCATTCTCTCTAGCAGTTTCTTCCATTTGTTGCCTGCTTTTCATTTCTGCAAGTTTAGCCTGCTCATATCCTAATTGAGAAATTGCAGTTAATGCTTCTACCTCAGCTTTTTTATCATCAGTATCGCGTGAAACCGATAATTTAGCCTGAGCTGCTGCAAGAGAAGATTTAATTCTTCCTTCCATTTCAGAAGTATATCCCTGATCTAAATCACTTGCCTGTTTTCCAAGCTCGTCTCTTTCTCTCATAACACGTCTAGCATAAGAAACAGCTTCTTCTTTCTGTCTCTCTGCTTCACGCATTTTTTTAGTAAGTTTAGCAATACGTTTTTGAACGCCTTCGCTATACTCTTCCATTTCTTTCTTTTGTTCTTTCTGTTGTGGTTCTTCTTTTACTTCTTCCTTTTTATCTTGTTCTTCATCGTCCTTGCGATCTCGAACATCCAACTGCTCATCAGATTTCTCAGATGTGTCATCGGGCTTATCACTGTCTTGAGTAGTTTTTTCATCTTGTACTTCTCCTTCAGTTTTTTCTTCTTTGATTTCGACTTCGGTATCTGGACCGGAAGAGTCAATATCAACTGTTAGTTCTTCTTTTTTTTTATTTTCTGGCATAGTTTCTCCTATGGTTACATTTCATGGAATATTTCTTCAGGGTCTTCCACGGTCGCTAAAACTTCATCATCATTCAGAAGCCTAACTTCACCCCCCTCTATTTTAATTCTAGATCCTGCATATCTTGCAAAAATAACCCAACTACCTTTTTTACACCAAGGTCCTTTAGGATATCTTTCTGTATCTTTATAGGCATCTGGCCCAACGGATAAAACAAGTCCACAAGTTGAGGCTACTTGAGCTCGTTCTAAAGCGTCATCAGTTATAATAATTCCACCTTTAGTTTTTTGTTTATGCTTGAAAGGAAGAACCAATAATCGCCATCCTGTAGGAATTGGCAATTTAGCTGTTTCGGATGTTAAATCTTTCTCGACTTTTTTAGGTTCTTTATCGTATTTTTCTTGAAGGGCCGCCTTATGTTTTGGGACCTTTTGGTTTGATACTGATAACTGTTCCGTCACTGTCTTTTTGCTCCTTTTTTTCTAGCAGGGTGGATATTTCCTGACTCAGATACTGATATGTTCGTATCTGTCCTAACATATACTGATATTTTTCCATATTGTCAATACCACCTGAAACCATGGCTGCAACAACATCATCATGACGCATTTTAATAATTCTTCTAATTTTATCTATAAATAGAGTGTCTTCCATTATTTTTTTCTCCTTTTTGTTTTTTTCTTCTTTTTAACTGGCTTACTTCCATAAGCTTTTGTCCATTCACGGGCGATCTTAGGCTCATTCTTCCATAAATAGCGTCTTTGTTTTTCTGACTTAAAAGGCATTACATTTCCTCCTTTGGAATATTATAGTCTTTCAAAACAGATATTTTCTCTTCAGCAGTTGCAATTTTATGTAATAAACAATCTAATTCTTGTTGATGATTAAGATGTTCACTAACAGCTACAGAATGTTCTAAAAGTAATTTAATCTTGACATCCGCTGCTGAGATTTCTGCTTCATACTGCTTTTCTAATGCGTCTATTAAGACTTGTCTCATTAAGAGACTTTCTGAAGATTAATTGCATTGGGACCTTTTGGACCCTCCTCAATTTCAAATGTCATTGCTTGACCTTCATCAAGACCATCCATACCTGCACTTTTTACTGCAGATATATGAACAAAGACATCTTTTTCGTTATCTCCTCTTTCAATAAACCCAAATCCTTTGGTTGGATTAAACCATTTTACTTTTCCATTCATACTCATTACGATGCTTTTCTTTCTCTTCCTATTTTTTTAAATGTTAATGCTAAAGCTTTAGCTCGACCTGTACATCCTGGTTTTGTAATCGGTGTACATTTTCCCTTAGTTCCTCTTTTCTTAATTGAAGCTGTAGCTTTCTGAATCCATCCACCTTTAG